TCACATTTTCAATTCCTCCAGCATGTGCTGGACGGTTGTAGAGGCCTTACAGTGCTTCACATATCCCAGGAACGACATAAGACTAGCCCGGAACTTTGAGAACGGTATAGCGCCATCCAGGACCTCGTTATTGAGCTTTTTCAGTCGGTGTCTGGCCGTTACCACGTTCCTCTTCCGGGGCGTCAATCTGTCGGCCCGTATCCGGTACCCACAGAAGTCTATGAACTTCTGCAGCGGAAATATCGAGGTCTTCGGGTTGAGCTTGAGGGCCAATTCCTCCTGCAGGTAGGCATCAATCTTATCCAGGATATCACGTAGGTACGCCTTTGATGTGGATAGGATGATGAAGTCATCCATATAGCGAAAATAATGCTTCACCTGCAGCACCTCCTTCACATAGTGATCCAGTTGGTCCAGGTACACATTGGCGAAGAGCTGACTTGTAAGAGCGCCCAGGGGCAATCCTACCTCCGGGTGACATGCAGCAAAGATGATCCTGTCCAGGAAGTTCAGCATGGGCCTTCTGGAGATGTACTTGCGGATCATGCGCTGCAGCATTCGCTCGTTCAGATTGCCGGCATCGATAATAACATCGAAGCAGCGCACAGCCTCGCGATCCTTCAAAGCCTTGCTCAATATCCGTTTGAGAATCTCCGGAGAGATGACCACCTCATCGATGACGGAGTCCAGGACAGACAGCAGCCGCTTATCCTTGAGTGTCTTGCGGATGATCTTCTTCAGTATTTGATGATCGATGGTTCCGAAATAGTTCTGTATATCGGCCTTCAGAACGTACCCTCCGCCTTCCCAGCGCTGCAGGCCATACACATGGTGCTGGACGGCCTTCACGGCCTTGTGGGTGCCTTTCTTGCATCTGCAGGCATATGAATGGAACAAGAACTTCTTCTCAAAATACGGCTCGATCACATCGACGATAGAGTGGAATGCAACACGGTCGGCCACCACCGGCGCGGTGATGATCCGGCACTTCGGCCAAAAAACCGTCTTGACCACCGACATGCTCGGATGCCAGGTGAGGTTGACGAATTGGTCATGCAGATCATACAGGTTCTCCTCAAGATTGGCCGTATACCGGAGAATCGACTTATGATACCGGCGTCTCTTCCTGGTATTCAGATACCCGTTGTACAGGTTCTCAAACTCGCAAATCGGTTCCCACAAATTCCCTATTCGTTTTGGCATGGCTCTCAAAAAGAACTTGGGCGGCTTTTGCTTCGGCCTTTGGCGTTAGCTACTTGTCGCCCAAGTCTGGTTTATCTTTTCCCTTGCGGGAAGGATTATGGCTCCTTTTTCCCCTACACTATGTCCGAAGCCCCGTAAGGCGTCGGCTTCCAGTAGACGGGGATGAAGCTACCCGGAACTCAATGTTGCCGTTCTGGTTCGACCGCGGGTTGTTCAGGTTGAGGTAGCCGGCCCCAGCATTGGAACCGTTGTTGTAGTTCCCAGAACGAAGCGGCAAACGGAACATCCGTACCAGCCATAACCCTAAAATTATCGGCTGCCTGCAATGGTCTTTTTCCATCCACCAAGCAGGCGGCCGATCTCAACAAATTTTCCTGTCATAAAGCCGTAAGTCTTCACAGAAATGTACTTCAGCTCAACAGCAAGGTGAAAAAGCATTTTCACCTTGCTGATCTGCGTATCCAGGTCCTCCACCAGCCTAAGCTTCGCTTCGGACCCCCTGGCAACATTCACTCTATCAATCAGCGTTCCGATCATCAAAATGCTCTCGCGCGTCATGTTGGCCAGAATGAACTTTTCCTCCTTCGGATACTTCTTCAATACTTCCCAGGCTTCTACGGTGGCGTCAGTCCACTTCTGAAATATTCTCAAATCCTCGGTCATGTACCAACTCCATATATGCCAGATTACCAGAAATCAGAGGTCAGATTATCAAAGACAAAAAGCTACCCGGAACTCAATGCCGCCGCTCTGGAACGACCGCGGGTAGTGCAGGTAGAGGCAGCCGGCCCCAGCATTGGAACCGTTGTAGTAGTACCCAGAACGAAGCGGCAAACGCTCTCCATTGTTCCGAATGTAGAGCGTTCCTTCGCTCATCTTCGAGAAGTCAGAGACACCTGCAGGCTCGATCGGAGCAATGAGCAGCTGCTTCATCAACGCCGGGGTGACAAATCCTGCCTTGTTCACCAGGGACGCCCAGGCCACCGTCGTGTAATCGTCATAAGTGCCGATCACACCAGGTGCTCCGGTTCGGTTGATGATGGCATCGCTAAGGATCGGATACCCATATTGTTGCGTCACGCCGTCGTCGCTGTATGCGGCAGAAACATCGAAAAACACGTTCTGTGCCGGCCAATCAGCCTCGGCCAGATCGAAGTTGTTGTCCGCCGGGCAGTAGACACGGCCATCGACCAGTTTCAGCAAATCGACCCAGGTGGACCGGTTGCCGATGAGGTCGACAATCCCGTTGGCCGTCTGGTCGTGGTTCCAGGTAATGGGACCGGAGCCAGGAATGGTGTACGGCGTTCCGGAAGTCAGTCCGGGGGCAGCGCCATCCTCACGCACACCAGTCTCATAGAGCGCCTTGTGCGATCGGCCATAATTGGTGTTGCCATTCGGCTTGATGCCTTTCTTGGCCAACCAGATCGCGATCGCCGCCCATTCGTGGTTGGTGAGCATATGCCAGCCGGGACCCTTGTTCTTGCAATAGGTCCTTGCCTGGTCGAATGTCTTTCCGCCAAGAGCCGGGACCATAGGCATGGAAACCGCGCGGTCATCCGCAACGATCGACGGATAAGTACCGACAAAAATCTCGGACTTCTGTACGCCGCCCTTGATGAAGGCAGGATGTACGCCGGTGCCAAGGGCTGGGTCCATATCCTCCATGTTGAACTTGGGGATCACATTCATGATGGAAGGGAAACCCTTGTCATCATAGAGCACCGTCTGGTGTCCTCCGGATGCAGCTTCCACAGCCGCCCGATACGAATCCTTCACGAAAATAGTAGGCATCTTTACTCCTCCTTGCCAAACTTCAGCGGCCAAAGCGTAATGCTCACCGCGCCGATATCCAACGGATCAGCCACCATGACGGTAACCTCTCGTTCCTCTTCCCCTTCCTCCAGAACCACCGAATCATCGATCTCCTGGTGGTATGTGCGGGAGGGCACTTCAATAGTTGCCACAAAATCCTCACCGTCCTTGATGGTGTGGATTACCTGCTCATCCCGCTGCACTGCAGCCACATCGATGGAGTCCTCGCCAATCGTCAACACGGTTCCATCCAGTTGATAATCGGCATAGTCACCCTTTCCAAGCTTCTTCACCAGCACCCTAGGCCTCCTTCTTGCTTACCGTCCAGCGAACCTGGACCTGGTCGATTGTGCCGTTCATGTAAATCTTGAACCCGTTCGCCGCACGGTCGCCCACATAAATCTTACCCTCCTGGAACCCCCCGCCCTCATAGGCGATCACATCCAGGGACACCGAGTAGTCGGCATTCAAAAAGGGATACTGCAGCGCAATATTCGCATACGGGGCGGTGATGAACAGGGTGGGCCACTTCGCCTCGATCCTGCGGATATCCGTCAACGTGACTGCGGTAGCCTGCGGATCATTGGCCGACGTGTTGTTAGCCGGAATGTTCACCCGATACAAGGGCAAGCCCACATCCGGAACAACTTCCCCGATCTCCGTGCAGATCATGCGCATCACGCCACCATCCTCGATCAGATAGCAGTAGCAGGAAGCCGCCACATCCGAAAGGTTGGACGGGATGATCGCCACATTCTCGGCCGCTGCTGCAGGCACCAGGCGGCTGCCATAAAAGCAAAGCCCGGTAGCTAGGGACAGATTCCTGGTGGCACTCGCCGACTTGGTAACCGTGCATCCCTTAACCACGCCCCGATTGACAATCGTCACCTCGCCCTTCTGTGTAAGAACCTGCTTCAACCTGGTGATCTCGCCGGCAGCCCCTCCGCCCAAATGCAACGCCTTCATGGCCGCTGCGGCCAGTGCATTGATCGAATCCGGACTGAACAGGTCATACTGGTCAAGCCGCTGATCCAGGGAGTTGAATTCCCCTTTCGCGCCGTCGACCTCGTCGGCGCGCTGCTTCAGATACAGGGTGCGATTCGCCAGCTGCTTCGCCTGCTTGTTGCTGATGCCATCCGGCCCACCCATCACCGGATCGGTTGTTTCAATCTGGTAGATGCCATCTTCCCAGACGGGTGTCTGTACTACATTTGCCATAGCTCCTCCTTGCTAGAAAATCAGAGTCCACTGACCATCAATGGTGATATCAGACGCCTTATTGATGGGTTCAGTCCTGGTCTTGCGTGCGAACAGGGCGCCGTCTGCACACAGCAGGCCGAACTCACTGATCGCCTTCCCGTTGGCTTCGGTGGAAGCCAAGCTCCAATGGAACGTCACCTGGCCGGTAGCCGGGTATGAATGGGAGTCGACGTTCTTCACGAACGGGGATGTGATCGCAACATCGGAGGCGATCGGCGTGGCCGAGCGGGTGCCTACTGCGATCCTGTTCACGCTGCGGCCGGTCACTTCGCCGGCGACAAGCCGGGTGAGTGCAACCTTGGCCATATCGACAATGAGGTTGTCATCCCGGTACTCCTCGGTCAGCACCCCATTCGTATAAATCCGGATCATGAAACTTCCCCGGACCTGCTGCCTTTCTTGAATCTTCATACACACTCCTTATAGTTGGTTCACCTGCACCGAAAGCTCGTCCAATAAGGAAGAATTCTCCGGTGCATAGAACAATTGTCCGCCGTAATTCACACCACCCACATGCAGGGCGGCCAGCTTGATCTGGTCGGAAACGTTGTGCTGCAGCAGCAGGTCCCCGATCGCATCGGCCATGGAGTTGGCATACCGCGCACCCTCGGCCTTCTTCTGCGATGCAAAGACCAGATATCCGGCATGGGATACAAACCCTCCATAGGCCATGACCCCGCTCTGTGCGAACGGTAGCTTACGGATGCCGGTCCAGGTTCCCAGCTTCGCCTTCACCCCTATATATAAGGTAGCGCCGTCGGCCACCACCGAGCCGGCATGCAGCAGCTGCATACCGTGGTCGTGCCTGATCTGCCCGTCATGGCACAGGTCCCCGGGAAGCCAGTCCAGCACGTTGTCATTCAGATTGACCGCAAGGTCCTCGGCCATGGGGATGTGCTCCACAAAGCGGAACCAGTCGACCAGTGTAATGGCTATGTTCGGATCAAGCTCCTTGCCCAGGAATTCCCAGAGCCATGCACGATCTGCATTCATCATGTCCAAGACCTTCACGGTCAGATGCAGGAATTCCTCGACAATCTCATACTCGCGGCCGGTGAAGCGCTGGCCGATCGCCGTCTGGAAGAACACCCGCTCTCCGCGCCGCTGCAGATAGAAGGAGGCTGCAGCCACACGCTGGCGGTAGCTCTCGTCCGTATCGTTGGAGTAGCGCGGGACGGCCAAGGCTTTCCCATGGGCGGCCAAGGCCTTTGCATCGGACAGGAACGGGAAGAAGTTGCGCAGCGTTGCCGTAGCATCCTGGCCGAGTATCTCGCCCAGGCGCTCGATAAGGGAGAACAGCCGGCCCCGGTTCGTCTTATCCCTGCCGGGAGGGTTGAGGTTGTCAATCACCTGCTTCATATCACACCTTCGTCGCCGTCACGGCTGCCACGATGATCGAATCTTCGTCGGCGCTTATATCCCTGGCTGGTGCCAGGACTTCCACCGAGTCAAGCCCGAGGGCATCAAGGGTCGCATAAATCTCCCTAATCTCAAGCTTGCCACCGATGCCAAGGCTATACACATGCTGCAGCACAGCCTCCTGCACCTCGTTCTCGGTCGCCTCTCCGGAGAAGACCACATCGATGGCGACAGCGGTCTGCTGCGGACCCTTCACCTGCAGGTCGTTGCAGATCAAGGCATGGTCATACAAGGCCTGGTATACGTCGTCAAGCAGGGCCTGGGAGGGAATGCCGGCAACCGACACCACGATCACATCGACCGTTCCGTAGCCCCGAGGGGTACGGATCAGCTTGATCTCCTTCACTCCGGAAACGCTCATCGCATAATACTCGAAAGACACCGGCGGATTGCCTTGTCCCTGGCTCATCCATCGGTCCGATATCCTTGCGCGATACGCTTCGTCCAACTCCTCATCGGTCCCTGCGGAGGTGATCCAGTCGGGTCCGAAGTGAACACTTTCAATGCCGGCGATCACCCTGGTAAGCAGGCCGGGGTCATCGCTGATGTTGTACTGCGAACCGGCGAACTCCGCCTCGACGGGGACCTGGAAGATACCGGCCACAAAGGCCACATCCTCAGTAATCCGGAAACGCAGCGTGGTTCCGGAAACAGTGATCCATGTCCCTGCAGCCAGGGAACCGTCGGCATATGCGCTCACTGTGGCCAAGCCTTGGGTCTTGGTTGCGGCAAGCCGCACGACGCCGAGCATGAGGCCCCACATGGAAAGCCAGCGCCCGCCAGCCGTTTCCAGGTTGGTCTGCTGGTAGATCGGGGTCAGATAACTCCGATACAGGGTAGAGACTATCCTGGAAAAGGTTTCAAGCAGTCCCCGGAGCACACCGGTCGACTTGAAGTTGCGGATGCCGGTCTCCTCGGAGGCAACCACGATCACATCCTTGCGTATCTCATCATCGCTTTTCTGCAGAAAAGACAAGTCTTCAGCCATCCAGTCCTCCCATCAAATCCTCCAGGTCAAAGAGCAACTGCACCTCGTCCAGCTCGCCTATCACCGCGAACGCAAGGCGGAAGGTGCCGTTCTCCAGCCTGGTCGCCACCACCGTCGAGGCATCCACCCGCGGGTCGGCAAGCGCCACGCGCTCCAGCTCGTTGCATACCGTCAAATCCACATCCAGCTCACTGTTGAGCTGATCCAGCAAGGTGCTTCCCGCTTCCTTGTCCCAGGCAACCGCCCCCACATGGATGCTCAATGCCTCGCGGATATCCTGGGCCACCAGGCGGGCGCCGCTTGCAAGCTGCACATCCCCGTCGGTAGTGAACACCACATCCCTATTCTCATCCAGATACAAATCCGTACCGTAATCCATGCTCACTCTCCCAGCAGGGCGGCCACCTTGGCCTTGATGCCTGCGGCCGTTCCGGCCTCCATCGATGTAGTGATTACCGAGTCACCGCGGGTGTCCGTCCCGTTCGCTTTCAATGCGCCACAGAGGTCGAGAATCTCATCGAGCAATGCCTTGAGCGTTCCCCCGCCGTTGGCGATCGTGATCTTGCCATCGGCGGCCAGCGTGATATGGGCACCCTTTCCATCGCAGATCACCAGCGATGCAGGGGCGGCGTCGGAACAAGGCTTGACCTGCTCGCCATAGACGGCACCGACAAACGGCCATGCCTTCGAAGAGGCGATGAAAGAGACGACCACCACGGTCCCCTCCTCCGGAGGAGCATAGATGCCACGCCCGTCCTTGCCTGCCCAGATAGGGGAAAGCGGAACTTCCTTCAGCAGCTCGCCGGTAGCCTCAAGGCTTCCCGGAACAAGCACGGTCGCATCGATGCAGTAGCCGCCGGTTGCGGCCTTCACATAGGCCTTGTCCACCCGCGCAAGCACGGGTGCTGCGACCTGGCTGCGGATGCGCTCGTCGATGATCTCGGCCAGGCTTATCATAGCCACCTCACCTTGGCACAGGTCTCGTGCCGGTCCGACCTCACAACGATCTCCACATCCTCGGCCTGGCATTGCACGCCATCGATGGTGAGCAGCTGGCCGTACAGCAGCGGCAACACATGCAGGCCGTACATTCCCCGGCGCATCCACAGGATATCCACGCCGGTGACAACCGAGATTGAAGATCCAAAATCCGGACGGATCGAAGCAAGCGGCCCGAAATGCAGCACGCCATCGATGCCCGGAATTATTACCAGGTCAAGCTTCTGGTACTGGCGCACGGCCCAGCGCAGGTTCTGCAGCAGGCTGAACATGATCTGGTCCGGATAACTGAACCGCTCAAGACGGACGGACGGGATCGCGGACAGGTCGTACTTGGCCACACCCGCCTCGGTAAGAATGTCGGTGGTGATTTCTGCAACCGTTGCCTTCCTCCAGCTGGTGGCCTTCACCACCGTTCCCATGGACCGGTAGTACGGCTCCTTGCACAGCAGGTGCTTCACGCCGACCTCGCCGGGATTGACAAGCTTCACCACCAGAGTGGCAAACAGCTGCAGGCGGTCCTCATGCCTGTACGAAAGCGTGACGGCCGAATCCTTGGAAGCCTTGGTCGAGGTAGGCACATAGATGGTTGCCGTCGACCCGTAGATACGGGAATGGAACAACAGGTTCGAATACTGCACCTCCTGCCCATCGATCGCTACGACAATCTCAACCGCCCGTGTACCCAATTCATTCATGGTAATCAGCCTCCAATGCTTGCAATTTTCTTTCTTCCGCCGCCGTCATCAGCGTCGGTTGAATATCTGTCGTACCACTATCCTGGGTTGCAGCACCCTGCTGCTTCTGTACCTTGCCCACCACAGGGTCGTGCTCAACCAGTGAGATGACCACATCCAGGCGGTCGGCATCCTTGCCGTCATCGCTGGAAAGGCCGCGGAACAAGGCCGCCTTCAGCTGGTGGGAACGAAAGACATTCCCCTCCAGGGCGTACACCACAGGCTCGCCCTGGCGCAGCTTCTTGAATGCGCTGGTGAGGATCAGCAGCTTGTCATACCGGCTGGTCCCTCCGTCGGTCGGCTCGATCATGGTCAGATACAACTTGACCGAAGCGTCATCGAACCCGTTGAAGGTCTTCTCCGATCCACTGGTAAGCAGCAGCTCGGCTTCGCCAAGGACCATCTGGCCACCGATGCTGACCCGCTCCACGAATCCGGGAAGGGTCACACCGTTGACCGTCAAGGAAAAATCATTATTCAAACGGATGGTGTTGGCACTCATATGGCAACCTCCTCCGTGCTGTCCAGCTCGAACTGCTGCTCAAGCGAAGATACGAAGCGGATCACATCCTGGATATCCTTCACATCCGGAAGGGTGATCTGCTTGATCTCGGTGTGGTAATGCTTCTCAATCTTCTGCTCGCGCTTGGAAAGCCTGTCCACCAAAGCGGAGAGCAAGCCGCCCTGTCCCTGGGGAGCTGACGCCTCACGGCTTCCTTCCTGCTCGGGGGCGGGAAACTGCAGCACGTTTGCTGCAGGGGATGCAACCTGGACACGGGCGAACAGGTTCTCGCTCGCCCTGGTAAGCAATGCACCGCCCTGGGACAAGCCCTTGGCTAAGGTCGCAGGAATAGCACGTCCGGAAGCGGTGAGTGTGGAGAACGGGCCGCGCTTGGCGTCGCTGTGGGGAATGAATGCAGAAGTCTGTCCAAAGGCCGAAGCGGTCGTATCAGCCAAGACAGGAGCCTGGCCCTCGATGCCGGCAGCCATTGCGTCCATCGCCGCCTTGCCCTCATCCCGTCCGAACAATCCGCCCACCTTGTCCTTGATCCAAGTCCCGATGCCCTTCTTGGGTTCACCGGCAGGGGCAGGAGCCTGTCCAATGGAGGAGGCTGCGACTTGCGGAGCCTCCAGGGGAGCCTGCTGCGAATCATCACCGCCGAACAGGCCGCCGATCTTGTCCTTGATCCAGATGAACGGCTGCTTGATGGCCGTGGCAACTCCGGTGATCTTACCCACGATCCAATCGAAGGCCGCAACCGCTCCGCCGGTGATCGAATCCCACAGGCCTGCGAACCACTGCTTCACTCCCTGCCATGCGCCCATGACGCCGGCAGTCACAGAATCCCATACACCGCCCAACCATTGGCCGGCGGCTCCCCAAGCGGTCTTGATTCCTTCCCATGCGTCGACTGCGGCAGCCTTGATGGAATCCCAATGCTTGACGATCATAAAAATGGCCACTCCCAAGGCGATCACACCGGCGACGATAAGGGCGACGGGAGCGATGACGGCCCAATGGGCGGCGGCAGCACTGAACATGGAAGTGATCCACGCACCCATGGCCGGAAGGGCCGCCATGATGCCGCCCCCGATCTTCGCAAGCCCATGGCCCAGTCCGATCAGCGGCGATGCCAGCAGGGTGGCGCTGCTCTTGAGCAGGTTCAGCATGCCTCCGGCCTTTCCTCCCATGGCTGCGATTGTGGCGATCTGGGCGGTGGTGTTCAGCGCGGTCCCGCCGACTTTCAAGAGGGCGCTTGTCGCCAAGGTTCCCCCGGAGACAAGGGTGGAAAGCTTCTCGCCGATCGGCGTGGAAAGCATAGCGCCGGCCATGTTGTACCAGGCTGTCTGCACGCCCATCAACTGGCCTTGAATCTTGTTGGTGGACTCTCCCAGCTGGGACTGCAGGGCGCTCCTGGCATTCTCCATGCGCTTGGTCTGCTCGACAAAGCTGTCACTCATCCGCTCGGCCATCATGGTGGACTGGCCGTCCGATGCGCCGATCTGGCCATAGTTGGCCTTGAGGCTCTCCAGCGATGCACTAAGCAGGGTGAGCGCACGCCCGCCCTCGGTGCCGAACGCCTCATCAAAGGCCATCTGCACGTTGGGGGCAAGCTTGGTCACATCCCCGAATTTTTTCTGTATGTTTTCCAGGGTGGCGATCACATCGGTTCCGCCCTGTTCGTTGTATGCGATGTTGAAGCCGAGCTTCCCGCTGGCCTTGTTCATCTGTGCCATCATGGAAGACAGCGACGTTCCGGCAAGGCTGCCGGAAAGGCCGCTGGTGTTCAGCTGGCCGATGATGGTGTTCAGTTCGGTCCACGCGATGCCGTACTTCTGGGCAACCGGGATGCCGTACTTGAGGCCCTCGTTGAGTTGGCCGAGGTTGGCGATCTGGAAGGTCGCCTGGGTGTTGGCGATGGTGTCGGCAAGTCGGGACATCTCGCTGTCTATGTCCGCGGTCTTGTCGCCCATCGTATTGTAGGAGATGGCCAAGAGATCGGCAGCGGTCTTGTTGTCGCCCATCGTACCCTTGGCAAGGATCAAGCTGCGGTTCGTCGCAGCGATGGCGGCATCGGCCTTGAGGCCGGCACTAAGCATGGAGTAGGTGGTGGAGGCATATTCTGATGCACTCACCGATGCGATCCTGCTTCCCTCGGCATGGCCACTGGCCCATGCCAGAGCCTGCTCGCGCAGCAGGTCGTAGGTTTTGGCAACCGATCCATCGATGGTGTTGCCTGCATTCATGACGGTGGTGGCAGCCGCCAGTGACTGTTCAAGCTCACCGGCTTTCCTGGACGGTTCGGCCAGGCTTGCCACCAATTTCTGGCGGTACTGTTCGGTCGACGCGGCCATCAACCCCAGAGACGACGCAGTCTGCAGCAGCCCCGTATTCGCTTGCAGGCCCTGCAGACTTTCCCCGATCCCCTTGACGGAGGTACGGGCCGCGTTCAATCCACTGGAGAAGGAGTCCTGGAGAACCAGTTTTATATTGGCTACAAAGTTCTTCAATCCCTACTCCTTTCTGAAAAGACTTGCCACCGCATCGGCGATGATCCCGACTTCAAGGCTGCGGAGGTACTTGGCTTCGGCCAACAGGCAATCGATGCCGTCGGCCGGATAGCCGGATACGTCCACGCCGGTGAACCGCCTGATGAACAGGCGGGTTTTCGTCAAAGCTTCCGGCTCGTGCTCACCACCTCCGTGCCGAAAAAAGGCGACACCTGCTTCTCCACGAAATCAGCCGTGACGGCCGGGAATTCCTGGATCACATCGGCCACGCTCTTGGGGTCCGGGTGGACCACAAGGCTGACAAGCAGGTTGTTCTGGGCGGTGAAGGCATTCTTCGCTGCCGCCTTGTTGTACGCCTCCATGTCGGCCACGGTGGGCTTGCGCCAGATGAACTCAAGCTTGTACAGCTTGCCTTCTTGGTCCTTGAAACTGATCTCACCCATGTAAAGGGTGGAGTTGGGGTTCTTTTCCTTGACAGACTTCAGAACGTCATTGTCGAACATCGCCTACCTCCTTATCCGAGCGGCTGGTAAGCAAGCTTACCGTTCAGTTTTGCGACGGCGGTCTGCTTTCCCTTGACCGACATCTTGATCTCGTCATCCTTCTTGAACTCGCGCGGCACCTCGGTGATCTTCACGATGATCGTGTCGGTCACCACCGGGCTTGCGCCGTCCCCCATGGAGACGACAATAGGGAACGGGTCCAGGGCAAGGATGCCCCTGGGCGCACTCTGCGCCAGGCGCTCGTACTCGCTGAGCGCCAGGGTCATCTCGAAGTCGCCCTCGTATGCCTTGCGCACCGTACCGCGGGGAATGCCGTTCTTGTCGGTCACCACATCCACGTCCTTCTTGACGCCGTACTTGATGTCCTCGACCGTGCTTACCATGCCGGTAGGCAGCTGCACCTTGATGGACTCAAAGTCATAGACTACTCCGTTTATCATCCTATTCCTCCTCAAGGACTGGGTTTGCGTAGCTGATGACGTTCTCGATGAAGGTCATCTTGCCAAGCGGAACGATCTTGACGCGCGTCTCGATCGTCTCGGTGCTCAAGATGTTCTGGTTGGGATCGATCTCGATCTCGCCGGCGCTGATCTGACCGGCGGCTGCCATGTCGTTGAGCACCTGCTGGCTGATAGCCTTGAACATCTCAATGCCTTCCATGCTGCCGTCGGCGGCGATGGAAACCGTATCGTTGAGGTACATCAACTGCGCGGTCCGGATGCGGTGGCATGCAAGGTCCATGACCCGCCTGCGCTCCTCCAGTCCGTAGTCGCTGGTGCCCTCCGCGAACATCCGCCCGTGGGTGATGTACGCACCGGTAAGGCCGATGTAGGTGGTGAGCGTCGCATAGCCGGCATTGTCCAATGCGTCGATGTGTCCGCCGTTGATCCCCTCGGGGAGCAGCTTCACCACACCGCTGACCGAACCGTTGCGCACAGCGTCAACCGGTTCCTGCACGTCGCGCCTTGCGCTCATGCCGCAGGCAAGCCCGATCGCCCCACGCACGTCGGTGGCTCCGAACGGATCGGCCTGCAAAAGGTATGCAGCATAGACTTGCACCCGGCCGCCCACGGTCAAGCCGCGTTCGTCCCCGGTAAGGGCCGCCACCCATTGGTCGATAGTCTCGCCCTCATCCAGATACCTGGCCTGCGCCTTGAAATGGATGTAGCGGTAGAATGCTTCGGCGCCGGTTGCCTTGGTTGCCAGGGCAGCCCACATGGCCGCATCGGTGATGCCTGCCACGGCGATCCACTCGAACGCGTAGGAAGACTCAAGCAGGGTATCGATGCCTGCAAGCAGCTCGGCGTTGGTGGCAGCCGGTGCGCTGGTGCTGAAGGTGAACACATCGCCGGCGGCGAAGGAAATTCCCTCGGCCCCTGCGACGAAGGTCAGCGTCAAGCCCGTTCCGGCGATCACGTACTGGCCGTCCTCTGCGATGGTGAACCGAGCGGACGGGATGCCGTCCACGGTGACCACGGCCGACGCCTCGTTGAGGCCGCCGCTGCTCTTGATCTCGACGCTCACGTCGTAGTCGTTGCGCGGAAGGCCGGCGACTGTCATGCTGCCGGTGCCGGTGGAAGCTGCAGCCTTGAGCACGGCGGATACCACACCGTCCACAGTCCCCAGAAGAGGAACCGCATACACGGTGGTGTTTGCCAGCGACAGGGCCGACACGATCAGATCGCGAAGCGGTCCGGCCAGAAGCTTCTCCTGGGCGTCCGCTGCGGTGGTGAGGATGAGAATCCCCTGTCCATAGCCGGCGGCTGCCACACCGACGGCACCGAAAATCCCGGTGGAGGCGGCAGGCTGCACGCCCAGCGCTCCATCCAGGATCGAATTGTTTACATGTCCTCTTGCCATCGGTTACCCCCTTTTGGTACGCCCGGCGGGAGCGTTTAAAAACTGCTTCACGGCCTGGTCGAATTCACCCTGTGAAACACTTTTTCCAGGACTCCATTTCTTCATGACGCACACGGCGGCAAACGTGGCGGCGTCGATGCCCTTGGCCAAGTCCTCAATCTTGTACTTGGCCGACTCTTCGGTCTTCTTCATCAAACCCTCCTCGATATCACCGTGTCGGTTACCACGGCGTTCTTGAACTGTGCGACGCGCTCCGGCTGGGTTGCCACCGGCACGACCAGGTTGACCGTGACCGATGCGACCGATGCGCCATTCTCGCCCTTGCCCGAATGCAGCTCCACAACCAGCGTGGTGGTGTTCAGGCCGTCCTGCGTGCCCACATTCGGCAGCAATGCCAGAAGCGGCCAGAGCAGGCCTTCGGCCTCCGCCTCGCTATGGGCATAGGCGGCGATGGAAATCGGCCAGGTGGCGCTGCCCTTTACGGTGCGCCTGTACAGCTTGCCATCGGCATCGTTGTACTTGACCGTCCCGGCCTCGCCCTTCGCAAAGACCCCGCTTCCCTCCTGGATGCCGATGAACGGCAGGGAGGAGGAGAGTACCAGGGCCTTCAGCTGCTGCTCGCTCTGGGCGACCGGACAGGTTCCGGAAAAGAGGGAAGCGATGCGCTGCTTCTCGGCGGCCACAGGGCCTCCGGATGCAAGCGGGTCGTCCCCGATCGCAAGGTGCGGCCAATCGACCATATGCACCCACAGCCGCAAGCTGCTTTTCAACGCATCCTTGTCGTACAACGACCGACTGGATACGTTCAAAGGCGGTCTGCCGCTTCCTCCAAGACCCCTCAAGGCCTGGACACACAAATCAAGCACCTCCACCTGCCGGCGGTCGGTCGATCTGAACAGCGAATACACGGCCAGCTTCACACCCTCGTTGTCCACCGAGAGCGGACTGACCAGGAGTTTGGGGGTGGCGCTGCCCTTCTTGTTGGCCTCATCCAGGGAGAACACGCCGTCGTAATCCTCCACGTAGACCTTCGGCATGAAGGTGGAGAAGGCCGCTGCCAATGCTGCGCTTGCGCTTGCCTGTGCCGATCCCAATGTCATGCAATGCCTCCCTGTTTCAATACGGTCTCGGTTGCCTTGTAAAAGTCCTCGGCATCCTCGGTTCCGACTCCCAGATACGGACGGGCCGGAATGTTGCGCTCCTCCCACCCTTGCTGATGCACCCGTGCGTACACCATCGTAGAACCCACATAAACACCGTCGCTGCGGTTCTCGTAGGTAAGCGACTGCTGCAGTCGGGCCGTCGGCCCCATGAGCACTGACCTGCGTGCATCACCTGCGATCTTCTTGTGGTACTTCTCGGACCACTTCTTCCATTGCGTCCTATCCGGATCAGCCTTCTTCTCGAACCGATCCTGGGCATTGGTGACTGCGATCTCACCGAAGGCGTTCTCCAGCGCATCCAGGTCAAGGACCGCGACCTTGGCCAGCATGACCTGCAGGGCCTCAAGCTCGCTGATGTCCACACGGAATGAGGCACCCATCAGTGGTACAACCCTCCGGGCGGGATGAACTCGCTGCGCCCGTCGATAAGTTCGGCATTGTTCGTATCCAGCGGATCGGGTCCACCGGCAGCTCCTGCGCCACCGGTCGAGCCGCCACCCAGGGCGATCAACAACTTGATGGCCCGGTCATAGCGTGCGTTCACCGACTCCTCGCCCGGCCGCTCGTTGAGCAGGTACATGGTGATGTCGCGCACGATCGGCTTGAGCGATCCCGCAAGGCGGGCGGGCGGGTCCAAGGGCAGGCCGTCCTCCCCGATCAACTCGGGGAGGTAGGTCCTCACGATCTCGGCGGCGTCCCCCAGGGCGGTGATGCAGCGCTCCTCGTTCAGCTGCCCGTCCTCAAGGCGCGGCAACCGCTCGGCATCGCGCAGCTTCAACTCATCCAGGGAAAGGTAGGTCATTTCTTCTCTTCCTTGCCGGAGGCCTTCGCCTCGGTCTTCACCGCCAGCTTGACAAGCTTGTCAGCCTTGAGGGCTGCCAGCTGCTCCTCGGTCACCTCGTACTCCGCATCAGTCAGCCCAAGGACAATGCCGGCCCTCCTGTAGGAAGGCACCGGCGACTTGCCGCGGACGTGGCGGGCTACGATCCTGATGTTTTTCTTTTCAGCCACGGATCACCCCCTTATGCCAGCCACGCGGTATCGAGAACCTCGACGACCTTGTAGTTGGGGTTGGATGCACCATTGGCCAGGCGCTCCACCTCGATGAGGGCCTTGGCGTCGGCACGCAGGGCGGGAGGCACCACCAGGATGGTGGGGCGCAAGCCCAGAGGATCACCACCGTCTGCCTTGAAGGAGCACATCGCCTGGTAAGCGGCGTTGAAGTTCTCCTCATTCAGCGCATCGCGGCTCATGACGGCCATCTGCCAGAAGCTGAAGCCGAACGCACGGCGGGCGCGTACGCCGTAGAGGTATTCGTCACGCATGAAGACGGCGTCGTTCTGCGGGTCGCTGATGGTCTGCAGCTCGGCTGCGCTGCGGTTCTGGTAGATCAGCGGCTTGATGGTCTTGCTGGCGTCCAAGAGGTACCAGGCCGGACCGTCGGTCACCAACGGGTTGATGATGTTGCTTGTCGACACGGCGACTCCGGTACCGTCATGGTTGGGGTACACAGGGTGGTCGGTATCGAAGAAGTTCTGCCCGTCGTAGCACAGCTCGCTCAAACCCAGGGCCAGCTCGGCGAACACATTGCGGTCGATGTGCAGCTCGCTCTCCTCGCCCATGCTCTGCACGATCGGCGAATACATGCCAAGGTTGTCGTCCTCGATGTCCGAGCGGCTCACCGCAACGGTGCCCTCGAACTTCTTGTTCGGCAGCATGTAGGCGTTCTCCACCATGTCCTTGATGACACGGTCGCCCACCCATTCGCGCAGCTGCGGGAAGCGGCCCAGCCAGCCGTAGGCGGTGGTGGCTGCGGAGGAGGGCACCATGGTGGCGACCTTCTTCCACACCGACGGGGCGCTTGCAAGACCCTGCTTGAAAAGGCCCGAGAAATTGACATTGAGGTCGGTCAACAATTCTTTCTTGATGATACCCATTACTTACTCTCCTTGTAGTCCTTGTAGAACTTCCTGGCATCCTCGGCGCTGATGCCCATTTTGGCGGCGAACGCGATCTGCTCGGCATTCAGCTCGACCTCGCCTGCAGGATCGGCACCACGCGGCTGCTCGCCGTTGGTCACGATGTTGGGCAGGGTGCCCACGAACTCGATGAACTTGGCCAAGGCCTCCTCGCTGTTGCAGGAAGTCTTGTAATAGTCCTTGCTCGCCGGAGCGATCTTTCCGTCCGCGACGGCCTTGTCAATCTGCTCGTCCCTCTTGGTCTCGAACCGCTCCTTCTTGAGGTTGGCCAGCTCGGTCTCGGCAGTCTGCGCCCGGTTGAGCGCAAGGGTGAGGTCGGTCTTGGGAACCATGTCCTGCTGACGGTTCAGCGAGACAGTCCCAGCCAGCTCCTTGGCCTTGGCGATCACATCGGATTCGGCGGCGTCGGCCTTCAGGCCCATGGCCTCGGCAACGTCCTGTTTGAATTTATCCATCACATCCCCTCCTTGGTTATTCAGCGCCGGCAGGCGCAAATTGGGCGTATTGGTGAGGCCGACAGAAACCACCCGCATGATCCTGGCCGCTGCATCGCAGCTGTAGGCCGGGCTGTAGTAGCGGTACTCGCGCGAACTGACGGCAGCCTTGCCGCCATCGGTCCACTCAACCTTTCCCCACAGCTCGCCGCCGCGGTCCTCCAGGTCGACGATCCAGCCGAATGCCGGGGCTGGCTTGCCCTCCACCGCCTGGGTGTGGCTGCTGTGCTCCACGTCGACGACGATGTCCACCCCATTGGAACGGAAGGCTTCGATGAGGGATGCTGGACCCGGGTTGATGAAGGAACGGCCGTCACGGCCGGGCACATCGAGACCCGCCGGAACCAGAAGCATCCAGGCCGGCGGGTCGGAGGTGAGCGAGTACGAATTCAGTGAAACGTTCTTGTCTGCCATGGGGCCATAGTGGACCTTTGCGCACGTACATTCCTTGTAACGCGCCTTACTTTTTTTGGCAAAGAGAAGGGGTGGCAAGCATTCTGCTTGTCACCCCTGTTGGAAATCCGGTTCATAAACGGTTTATGAACGCCGTAGGCGCATCCTGTGGACCAGGTGATGAAATTACTAGTCCGTCAAATCCAGCACGCCCTGTGCGTCCTCCTCGCGTTTACCGATGCGCTTCTCACGCTCGCGCTTGATGATCGCGTACAAGGTGGTGAAGCTGATCTGGTAGCGGGTGCATATCTCGCGCTGGTTGGACCCGTCGAAAGAGTCGTACACCTCGGCCTCCAACTCGTCGCGGAAAGCGGTCGCTACCATTGGAAGGTACACCTGCGTACCGCCAAAGTCAACCAGGAGCTGGCGCACCACGCGCGTCGCCTGGCTCTCGTCACCGACCACCTTCTTCACCGACTCGACCATCTCGGCTGCCATATCATTTCTCACAAGCCACACCTCCCTTGACAAGTTCCCTTGTGCGCTTCATGTCCACACGAATCTCCCAGCGCTTGAGCGCCTCGATCAGCTGGCTCTTCTGGCCCTTGCGCAGGATGTCCTGGGGATACATGCGTTTCACCCATGCCATGAAACTGCCATAGGAGCGGTTGTCCACCGCCCCCAACAAATGCAGGTTGCACCACAAGGCATAGGCCTTGGCCATCTGGTCGTCGTCGATCGAGTAGACCTTGCCGTCGTTGCGGCCAAAGCCGAGGCGGTCGAAGGCGGCCATGACCGCCTTGAACTGCGCCTCCGATTCGATGCCGCTTGCGGAGTCGACCCCGGCGGCCCCCGACAGAAGGGCGCGGTAGCTCTGGTCGTCCAGGTTGCACTGCCTCTTGGCCACGTGGATCAGTTTCAGCCAGCTGCTCTTCATCGCCATATCCCCCTTACCCTGTGATCGAGGACCAGTCCAGGGCAACCTGCCTCCACTCGTCCTCCCCGTGGCGCTCGTAGAAGCGCACATACCGTCGCGTGTTCTGCACGGTGATGCTGTCGCTGATCGCCTCCATGGCCTGCCGCCACTGCTCGTCATGGATCTCATAGCGGCGCAGCTCAAGGATGCGCCTCACGTCCAGCTTGCCCTTCTTGTCGACCCGGAAAGCCTCCTTGACCACGGCCACCAGGTTGGCGGAAGCACCGTCGGCCCAGCGGATGAGGCAGGAGTCGATCAGTTCCTTGGCGGTCTGCAGCCGCTCGTCGAACGCGAACACATCGTTGTAGCAGAGGGCGACCTTGTACCGGCCATCGAAGGTGAGCAGGGTGACGTTGCCCTTGGTGCCCTTGCGCTTGACACCGTACTGCTCGCTGCTCATCGCCAGGAAGGTGTCCAGCGTACTGTACACGCTTGCCTTGGCCTTCCTCAAGGCATCAGAGAGCGGCAGGGCGACTCCCAGCATCTCGCGCACCACATCGTCGCGCAGCTTGTCCAGCTCGCCGATCTTCTCTGCGGGCACCAGGCTGCCCCGCTGGTCCAGCCAATACTCGGTCCCGTTCATCGTCTGCCTGTACTTGTAATCTTCCATATTCCTCTCCCTTGCTATATGCTTGCAATCGTCTCCGCGTCCACCAGAGTCTGGCCGATGTCGGCGGCTGTATTCATGGCCTTCTTGACCATGTTGTTCACCGTAAGCGGGTATGCGTAGTTCAACCGGTACCCGCTGCGGGTCTTCCTCACCAGCTTGTCCAGGATCGCCTGGTAGCAACCCTCGTCCATCACCTCGCCTACCTTCACGCCCACACGGGCGAACTTGAGGGTAAGGTACTCCTTCAGCTCGTCCGGGTTCTCGAACGGGCTGATCTCGGCAACCTCCATGCGCCGGATGATCTCGCGCGCCTCGGGGTTGCGGCTCTCGTCCAGCATCCCCTTGATCTCCGGCTGCGCCACCAGGATCACCGAGAGCAGCTTCTTGAAACCGTCCTCCAATTCCCAGAACCGCTTGAGGTACTTCAGCGTGCGCACATCCAGGTCGTGGGCCTCCTCGATCATCAGCACATGCGACCATCCGGCCCTGCTCGATGCGGTCAGTACCCGCTCGATCTGCCGGCTCTTGGCCTCAAGGGTCCGCTTCGGCCTGTCCTCGCTGCAGTCGGCGACGATCGCGTCGCAGATGGAGGAGGCGGTGAGCTTGCCCTTGTCGATGGAGCGGGGGAAGATCACCTTGATCTTGAGGTCCTCGCGGTCGATGCGGTCCAGCAGCAGGCGCCGCAGCGTGCTCTTGCCGCTCCCGCTCTCGCCGACCACCGCCAGCATCCCTCCGGCCTTGGCCGTCATGTACATGTACTCGGCCACATAGCGGCCGCTCTGGGACAGGTATACGTCCCTGCTCTCGGTCACATCATCGGTGAACGGGTCCTTGACCAGTCTGAACTGTCTCTTCGCATTCATGCCCAACATAACGCATGCCTCCTTGGCTTCTTCCTCGTCGTCCGACCGGACGCCTTTCCATAAATCCTTCACCGGTACGCCGCGGGCGTCCAGGAACTTGTTGATCGCATCCCTCGTCTCGGCCTCGCGGCCCTTGGGAAACTGCCCGTAGTTGGCGATCTGGCAGACCGCCGCCTTGCTCAATCCCAGATGGCCGGCAAGCTCCACCTGCGTGATGCCCTC